GGTTTGTCCATTTTTAACTGGTCAAGTTCCCTTTTTAGCTGTAAATTTTCGTTCATAAGCCCGGTAAACACATTTAATAGTGTTACTTTCTCTTCTGAACCTATAATCATAGTTTTTATATCGTCATAGGTCATACCGGGTTTTACTTCTTTAGCTTCTTCTTCAGCCATAATTACCTCAATGTGTATATATTGATGATTTGTTAAGCATCTCATCGCCTGTTGTTTTTAAATAACGAACAAGAGATGCCAGTTTAAATGTGCCTTCGTATTGTGGAAGACCATGCTCCATAACCCTGATCAATTCTTCTGGGTTTACAGATTCCATACGTATATCTACTTTACCATCTTGGTTGAGATACGCTTTAAATGAAAATAATTCTGCTAATTTATTCTGTGCCATATACTGTGTCCAACTGATGTATCTTTACATTATAGCAGTCAGCTTTAAATCTAAATTTATTATCAGGATCTAGCTCACCTTTCTTATGGTGTTTTGCTTTTTTAAAATAATCATCCTTCATTATCTTTCCTAATATCCACGCTTTAGAAAAATCATTTAACACACGAACAAACACATACATATCACATTTTTGTTTTGTGCCATGTGCAGCAATACTACAGTCGTAGTTTGATTTAGGTTCAGAGTTGCAACGTTTTGTTTTGACATCTATCTTGTTGCCAACCTTATCGACTATATCATAATCATATGTATTCTGTTCTTTTGCTTTGATATAGTCCGTTACCACTATCTCTCCGATAAACCCTGCAAGGTTTCCCCCACCATTTGTAATAGAGTTTGCTATGCGACCCATATCGATGGCTTTCTTTCTTGCCCTAATAAATTGATCGCCAGAAACTTCTAACTCTATCATGCAACTTCTCCAATATCGACAACTTCACACGCATCAGATGTACACGCTAGTTCTCGACTTCCTGTTGTACTGTCCTCTTTTTCATATACGGATAGTTTACTGAAGTCAATCTCTTTTGGTGTTTTCAACAACATAGATGAATACTCTGCTTTTGTACAGTCTTGATAAGGTGCTTGTTGGTACACATGATCATCATAAGGTAGGAAAGATATACCAGATATTATATCGAAGTTATCATATACCCACGCACCCACATTCATCCACTCATCTTCTTTTACTGTTACAGTTATAGATGGTTTGTGTTCACACCATGTTTCTGCATAGATTTTCCATAACTCTAATTGTTCAATCGCTGATACCTCTGACCTTACAACTGCATCTACAGGCGACCGAGTTGGAAAAGAAAAGACAGTTGTGTAGTCTGGCTTCATCACATCTGGTTCATTGACTACACCTTCATCTTTCATAAGCTTTGTAAGAGGATCGTTGTTGTCTGCTCTTACTGTTCTAATGTAATATGGGCTGTGTCTGGAATGTATACCACTTGCAGAGTTAGTCAGTTGCGACACAGTACCTGAGGGTTTGACACAGGTTATCGCTGCACTCTGAGGGATACCCAGTAGTTTTGCATACTCTTGATTTGTAAGGACTGCTTCTTCTTTCATTTCTTTTAGCCATCGTGTAGAGTCTGTAGTTTTTGATAAAACTGGATGATCCATGATACCAGTTAATGATACTCCTAATAATCTTTCTTCCTCTGTGTTCTGTTTCCATACCTTCCTCAAATATTTAAAGTTAGTTAAAGTTGATTGAAATGTTCCAAGTATCGTAGCCATACGAACTTTCTTCTTCAGTGTTTGTAGTGTATCATCACTACGAACTATAACTTCAGATAAGTTACAAAATTGATAAGGTCTAAGTATTATCTCAGAACATGGATTTGTACCCCATGCATGACCTGTTTCTCTTCTTCCGTTTTTTGCAACTTGCTTGTCTGATGCTTCACGATTAAACATGCCACGCTCACCAGACTTTGATTCATACAGAGATACCCATTCACGCATAAACGTACCCATCTCTGGTTTATTTTTGTAGGACACACTATTGTTTGCCAAAGCTCGTTGCCCTTCTGTATCATACCAATTACCAGATTTAGCATGTCTCATCTGATCATCACCAAGATTAGATAAGCTGATTAGTGCAGATCTTCTAACACCACCAACTACAACTACTTGCCCAACCTTGCACATAATATCGTGACATTCTATTGGATATAATTTGCGGCCACTAGCTTTTTTAAATGTATTTACTGTAAAATCAAATAGCTCAACTAGTGGTTCAGCACCAGATGCTCTGCCCCCCATAACTTTTAGTTTTGCTCCTGCAGGGCGAACTAACGACACATCCCATGTAGGTATCTGACCAGAGTAAAGTAATGCAACTAACTCTTTATAAGCTTTTGCCCATCCCATTCGACTATCTGCAACACTTATAATCGTATCGCTTTGATGAAAGTTTTCAGCAATGATTGGTAGTTTATCTACATTCTCTCGTTCTACTGAGAACCCAACACCTGTCCCACACATAAGTATATACATGCACTCATCAAAAGCTCTAGGATGATCAACAGGAATATAACTACAGTTATATCCACAGATGTTATCTCTGGTCAATGCTTCTCCTGCAGTCATCATTGCTCGCATGGATGGCATTACCTTCAGTTCTAATATATGGTTTCTAAGTGACGAATACAAGCCTATGTTGTGTCCATCTATATCAAAGTTATGCTCATTCTTTATATGGTTTGATACATAACCTAAATATCTGTCTACTGTTTCATCCCAATCTTCTCGTCTTTTCTCCTCTTCGTTCCATCGAGCGTATCGTGACTTGTGTATAAAATCTTGGTATGGTGTTGGTAAATTCTTCATGCCCCTTCTTTTCCTTTCAATTCTTGTTCTAATTTTATTTCTATTAATTTTTGCAGATACCACTCTGCTTTTCTCAAATCTTCTACAGCATTGTTCTTGTATCTGTATCTCCACAGGTATTTGATTACTACTCCTTGTAGGTAGTATTCAAACCCACTGTTTGTTGCTGATTCGATAGCGTCAATACATTCTATCTTATCTTGATTATAATGTGGTGGTTGGTTTACCATGTCTCTTTTCATTGTTTTTTCCCAAAGTCTACTTTTATTACGTTATCTTCCATTGGTACAAGTTCCCTATTTTTAATGCGAACTATTCCCATTTTTAAAATCATATTTAAATCTATATCAATCATCTCTAATATTCCTTCTTGTGCTATTGCAGCCGAACATGGGTTCTTATCATCATGTATTCCTGTAGTATCATATGCAGTAAGTGTAAAAGAATCTTCATCTACCTTATTTAATATAATATAGTATCTATCAGGCAACAAAGTTAATTTCTCTACTTGTCTTTCTTTTTCTTCATCACTCATTTTTTAACCACTCTCTAGGCACAGCCTTTTCTGCCCATTCAAATCCATGTTTGTTACACCAATCACCATACGTTGTATTACTATTTTTGTATAGTTTATTATTTGCATTTCCAAATACAAATCGAATATCACAGTCCGGGTGTTGTTGTTTTACAAGCAACATCTTAGATCTGTCCTCTCGTGTTAATCTGCCTTTTGCTTCTATGTATATGTCTGTCTCTGGTATGTAGAAGTCTGGAGTGTAGTGTCTAACTTTAGGAACATAAGGCAACCTAATTGTTTCATACTTAAACTTGCCACCTTCTTGAGACATCTTAACGGCTAATATTTTTTCAAATTGTGATCTATATACTGGCATTACGAAAACGTCTCCCTTATGTATTCCATTCTTGTTGTTAACATCTTTGCCACTTCTGGGGAGTGTTTTTCTAAATTCTCTAGCTCTCTTTGAAACGGTGTAATCGGAAGACATATAATAGTTTGACTCCATAATTTTTGTTGTATATCTTTAAATTCTTTTAAAAGAGTTGCTTTATCCCTTGATTGTGTATCAGATTTTAAATGTCCTTTGGCCGCATAATTTTCTCGCAACGTCACTGGTATGCCTTTAAGATGCCCTCTTAGAACTGCTAACATTCGACCACCTCCCATTTCTTTGCGTGACTCTACATACATGCAAGCCATGTGAGGATTCATCGTCAATAATTCTATATCATAATCGTTGGTATATACTAAAGGCATTACAAACTCCTTTGTGCGTACCGAGTGTACCAAATCTGTGGTGGAGACTTTGCCTTTGATGTAATCTTGTTTTCAAGTCTAGCATCCTCCCAACAATGTTTTTTATATTCACAAAAAGAA